AAGGCACTAATGACCATCCTTTGTTCGGCGGCAACGATATGGTTAACAATCCAGAGCATTATAACAACGGCGACATTGAGTGCATTGATGCAATACAGGCTATGCTCACGCCTGATGAGTTTATAGGATACCTACGTGGTAACTCATTGAAGTACCGCTGGAGATTCAGGTACAAGAGTAAACCCATAGAAGACCTACGCAAAGCTCGTTGGTACGAGGAGCGATTGCTCAAGTTCTTGATGGAGAATCAGGATGTCTTGGGATAGGAAAGAAGAACGCAGGGAAAGGTTCAACAAGCGAAAACAATCTAAAAATAAAGCACGTACTAAAGGTTACAGAAAAGACCAGCTTAGAGAAAAGGAAGATATTGATGACATTGAAAACTGGGAAGACGAATTATCTAGGCATAGAGATAGACTATGATAAAGAAGAATTACTAAATGAATTCTCTTTAGAAACTTTAAAAGACAGATACTTTTGGGAAGATGAAACACATGCTCAAGAAGCTTTTGCAAGGGCCGCTGTTTATACTGCTACTTATCAAGGACATACTGACTTCGATCTTGCACAGCGACTTTATAATTACGCAAGTTCTAATTGGTTCATGTTTAGCACTCCTATCCTTAGCAACGGGGGAACCAAGCGTGGTTTACCTATCTCTTGCTTTCTTAATTATGTTCCTGATTCAAGGCGTGGTCTATCTGATCACTATGATGAGAACATATGGTTGGCTAGTTCAGGTGGAGGCTTGGGTGGATATTGGGGTGATGTTAGGAGTAATGGGGTATCTACTTCTAACGGTAGTGAGTCTACTGGTAGCATTCCATTCATGCATGTCGTAGACAGTCAGATGCTTGCCTTTAATCAGGGCGTTACTAGGAGAGGATCTTATGCAGCGTATATGGACATTAGCCATCCAGAGATTGAAGAGTTTATTGCAATGCGAAAAACTACTGGTGGCGATCTCAACCGCAAGTGTCTTAATCTACATAACGGGGTTAGTATTTCTGATGAGTTTCTTTACTCTGTCCAACACGACCTCCCTTGGCGGCTGATTGATCCTAAATCAAAGCAAGCTATAAAGACTGTAGCAGCGCGTGATCTATGGTGGCAGTTAATACACACCAGAGCAGAAACAGGTGAACCATATATTGTTAATCTTGACCGCTGTAACGAGGCTCTACCACAGCAGCAAAAAGATTTAGAACTTAAAGTACGTCAAAGTAATTTATGTTCTGAGATTACCTTACCTACCAGCGAAGAGCGTACAGCAGTTTGCTGCTTGTCCAGTGTTAACTTAGAATACTTTGATGAATGGAAAGACGATGAGTTATTCATCAGTGACCTAGTTACCATGCTGGATAACACACTGGAACACTTTATTGATAATGCTATACAAACAGTAGGTATAAGAGAACAGTGCGACACTTTACAGGAGTTTAAGTATCATGTTGACTTGGATAAAAAAGGTTTTACAAAAGCCGCTTATAGTGCATATAGAGAACGGGCGATTGGCCTTGGTGCGATGGGCTTTCATTCTTATCTTCAACGTAATGGAATCCCTTTTGAAGGAATGTACGCTTCCAGCTTTAACAACAGAGCCTTTAAACACATCAAGGAAAGAGCTACTGAAGCTAGTGTACAGTTGGCTGGATCTAGGGGTGAAGCTCCTGATATGGTTGGTAGTGGTCTTCGTAACTCACATCTTCTTGCTATTGCTCCTAACGCCAGCAGCAGTATTATATGTGGTGGAACGAGTCCTAGTATTGAACCTAGTCGTGCTAACGTATTTACGCACAAGACTTTAACTGGATCATATAAAGTAAAGAACAAGTACTTGGAGAAACTACTAGATGAGAAAGGCATCAACACAGAAAAAACGTGGAAGGATATTGCTGCTGCTGAAGGCTCTGTTGAAGGCTTGGAGGCGCTATCTCAAGAAGAAAGAGAAGTATTCAAAACCGCACCTGAGATCAATCAAATCTGGATCGTTGAACATGCGTACCAGAGACAGAAGTATGTATGCCAAGCTCAGTCAGTAAACTTATTCTTCATACCACCACCAGCTACAGCAGATCAGGAGGTGCATGATGAGTATCTGGAATATATTAATAGCGTACATTGGGCAGGAGCTAACAAACTCAAATCTATGTATTACCTCCGCTCTAATGCGGCTAGAAATACAGAGAATGTTAACGTCAAAATACCAAGAATAAATCTTGAAGAAGGGGAGTGCCTAAGCTGTGAAGGTTAAATTATTATTTTTATTGTTGTTATTACCTGCCTGTACTACAGACGGAACACAGCGCAGTCAGTGGGATTATTACAAACCTAAGAATACAAAGTGTCCTGACAACTACATTCCTATATGTAGGCAATATGGGCCTCATCTAATTTGTGAATGTAGAGACAGAGTATATGTCTAAACATCCAATAGAAGACTGTCAGTATTACGTGTGGGAAGAGGATAGGTTTGCTTCTTATGAAGAGTTCAAAGAGTTCTACGCTAAAAAAGATGTAGAAGATACTAAGTTTAAAAACTTCTGTATCCAAGAGTGGGCTGAGTACGCAATGAATTATAACAAAGAAGACAAGCTAAGCTACTCAGTGTGGCTTGCTAGGAATAAAAAGGAGTTAGAAGAAAAATGGAAGACCATAAATTAAAAGCACTGAAGAGCATGTACAAAGCCCAGATTATGTGGGCTGGTTCAGAGCTTAAAAACTATCTTGATAATCCAGCAGCCGTGGGCGAGCATACAATGCTTGAGACTATGGATGAGTTAGTAGGCAAGATAGCTGAAGCAGAAGATAAATTAGTTGTACTAGAAACATCTTTTCTAGAGACTGCATTTAATGAGTGAGATACAATATAGAATGCTTCCTCTACCTTCTGTTTTTATGATGGAAGCAGACTTTCCTATGGAGCATGTAGATACTTTAAATACTTTTTTAGATGATCTTTTGTTACAGGAAGATAGAGTCACTGCTGCTGACACCCTTGTAGGGCAGATACAGGCTGGTGAACAGTTACGTATGGATCATACTCATAAAGATTTACAAGACGTTAGAGCTTGTTTGCAGAACCTAGCCGTACACTACGTTGGACAGTTCTTTGAAAACACTGGGCAAGTATTAGATGGCGATAGACAAATAGACATAGATGAGCTATGGTCTGTTCACAGTTACGAAGGTGACTACAATCCTATACACGACCACGGCACTAAGACTATAATGGGTATTAGCTGTACAACGTGGACTAAAATACCAGAGCAGATACAAAAACTAGAAGCGCCACATGAAGGAAAGTTTAGTTATTATAATGCTTCAGGGTGCAGCGATGGCTTCATAGAGTTTGTATATGGCCAGAGCGCAGTCAATGATAAAGAAAGACTAAAGCCTACTCAGGCTGTAGTATTTAAACCACAAGTAGGTAAGATATATTTCTTTCCTTCGTGGCTGCAACACATGGTATACCCATTTAAAGGCGAAGGGGAGCGCCGTACTGTAGCTGCAAACTTAAACGCATTCCCAGTGGAGAAACAATGAGCTTATTAGATACTAGAGATTACTACAAACCATTTGACCATCCTTGGATGTTCGATTACTACTCACAGCAGAATCAGATGCACTGGTTCCCTGAAGACGTACCGCTGCACAATGATGTGAAAGATTGGCAAGACCTTGATGAGTCTGAAAAGAATTTACTTACACAGATCTTTAGACTGTTCACTCAGTCTGATGTAGATGTAGGGTCTGGTTATGTTGACCGCTACATGAAGATATTCAAGAAGCCTGAAGCACGTATGATGATGGGTGCCTTTCATAACATGGAATCAATACATCAACACGCTTACAGTCTGCTACTAGACACCGTAGGAATGCCTGAGCTTGAGTATAAGGCGTTTGCAGAGTATGAGGCTATGGCAGATAAGCATGAGTATATTGACGCTGTACGAGTCACTAAGGGCGATAGACAGTCCATTGCAAAGGCTCTAGCTATTTACTCTGCTTTTACTGAAGGGCTACAGTTATTTTCCAGCTTTATCGTATTGCTAAACTTCCCACGCTTCGGTAAGATGAAAGGTATGGGACAGATTATTACATACAGCATACGTGACGAGTCTATGCACGTAGAAGCCATGACTAAATTATTCAGAGAGTTTATTCAAGAGAACATTGAACTGTGGACTGATGACTTCAAAGCTGAGATCTATCAGGCATGTCGTGAAATGGTTGACCTAGAGGATAGGTTCTTGGATCTTGTGTTTGAACAAGGCGACATACGTGGACTAACAAAGAAAGAGATGCAGCAGTACATCAGATACATTGCAGACCGTAGGCTACTACAGCTAGGATTGAAACCTAACTACAATGTAAAAGATAATCCGCTAGATTGGCTTGATGATGTGTTGGGTGTAGAGCATCAGAACTTCTTTGAAGGCCGTGCAACTACATATATGAAGGCGGGGCTGCGTGGTAACGTAGAGAAAGTGAAGTTCGCATGAAGGAAGGTAACATTATATCTTTCAGAGTCTTCATAGATGAGAAAGGGGTACTTATGACAGAGTACTCCCTTCTTCCTCTAGCTAAAATAAAGAATGTATTTGAAGGTGAGGATGTTGCATCTATTGAAAAGATAATAAAAGAACTAGATCCTCTATTTAAAAATATGCACCATGAGTTGTCAGAAGAGTTGCAAGCTTTGCAATAGTTACCATTTTACACGATCAGCCCAGTAAGCTGCTGACATCTTACCTTTCTTAATGTTCTTAGCGTGACGCGCTTTGAAAGACTTACGCTTAGCTTTCATCTTAGCTGACTCACCTGCTTTAGGTTTACCTGCTGTCTTAGCTCCTTTCTGTCCAAAACGAATAGTCTTTATTTTGTCCCCTTCTTTGGCTACTACGATATGAGACTTCTTTGGATGGCTAGGAGTTCTCTTTGGTTTATTAAAACCAGATACACCTGCCCTCGCTAGTCTAGGATCACGCTTAGACTTCCCGCCTTTCTTATAATCTTCTCTCATTTCTTTCTATAGCTCCTTGTCTTCTTCGCAATCTTCTTAGGCTGCTTGCTGTGTTGCTTGCCCTTCTTAGTGTCTTCACGCTTCTTACGTGTAGTTGCTGCGTATTCTTTATCTGACAAAGCTTTGATGGCTGCTGATGGCAGATAACGCTCACCTGTTTCACTAGACTTCTTACCAGACTTAGTTCGCCACTTCTGCTTTGTCCAAGCTTTCAAAGACCTTTGAGATTTTTTAAGTGCCATTACTGCTCATGCCTCTTGTCTTGTTGTTGCTTTATCCACTCTGCAAAGTCTTTATTAGTTTGATGTTGCTGTGGTTGAGCCATTACTTATACCCACCACCTGCGGCTTTGTATTGTTTAGCAAGCATCTGGGCTTTACGCGCCGACCACTGTCCCGGCTTTCCGCCTTTTGAACTAGCTTTAATCTTGTTAAATAGTCGCTTACGCATAGTAGGCTTGGTATAGTTACCAGCCTCATTAACCCTAGATTTAGTTTTCTTTTTAGCAGCCATATTATTCCTCTTTCTTTGCTGGATCTCTAAATAGTATTTTACTTCCTGCATCAGATACATTGATCTGACGAACCCTACAATAAGTTTTAAAATAATTATTGTTACTTAACAGAGCATTATTATCTGCAACTGATTGACTGTTCAAGGCAGCAGAGTATTCTAAACAAGAAGTTAGTTCTCTAAAATAAAACTCTTCTCCTGTAACTTGTCCCCTTTCTAGTATGATGAGGACAAAGATCATCATAGTCATGCTCTTATATCTACCGTATATTTTAACTGACTTTTTATTTTAAGTATAGTCACCATGACTTGCCCGTTCCTATACTCGTAGTAGAACTGCTCATACTGGTTAACAGCCTGTACGTCATCTTTACCTGTGACAGTTTGATACTTCATGGAGCGTATGTCACGTACCTTATCTAATACCACATAGTCGTGTGCATTTACACTGTTAGGAAAAGGAGGTATAGCTTCCACTACAGTCTCCTTTTCTTCTTAACAGCTTCTGTTTTAACAGCAGTAGGTTTACGCAAGTCCCAAGTAAGAAGTACTAACTTGATGTCCCACGCTGTTCCAAGTACTCTTGGGCCTTGGTTGCGCACATACACTTCCGCACCGTATCCGCATTGCCCTTTGTTGAACAGCAGCCACTTCCTTGCGACTTCGTGGCGGTACGATGGTGGTTGCACATAGCGTAACATCCTGTACTCTCGCATGTCGCAGAACAAGTTTGGGTTTTCTGGGTCATAGTCTATTTGGCTAAGAGAGCTTGAACCAGTGCGGCGATCTGTTCGTTTGTTTTCTCTTGAATTTTTTCCTGTCGCTCCAAGCTGGACACGATGGCCTCCACTTTGGCGCTCGTCACTGCCTGTGCTTGACCGTTCTCCTGTGCCTTTTTTGCAGCCTCCTCCGCTATAGCTGCGATACGCTCACGATCTTCTGAAGCATGTGCAGTATTAGCTTGTAGTACACCCCAAGCAACTGCTAAGCTTACAGCCGCTGCTGCTATAGGTAGTCCCCATTGGGGTATCTTAATAGTTCCATCACTCATAGTTATTTCCTTTTATTCATTATTCCCATTACAGACCTAACACCAAATGATGCAGCAATAATTACAGATAAACTGTACTGGTACCAATCTGGCATAGCTTCTAAAGCTTCAAAACCTGCTTGAACGTAACCTACAGTAGCAGGAAAGAAACATAGTATAAGAGGCACACTAAATAAAAGTGTAAGCCACTCATCCTTCCAAGACTGATTAGACGCTCGCGCCATTGCAGTCTCCCAATCAGCAGCAGATTCAGCTTGCTTTACCATTACAGCAGCTTCTGCTTCTGCCTTTGCCTTAGTCTTGGCAGTCTTCCCTTCTAGCCAAGTACCTCCAAGTTTTACTAATCCATCAAGCACTGGAATCGCCATCAGCCTCTTCCTCTTCTATCTCATTGATAATTATTTCTTGCTGCTCTTCAAACATTAAACGAAAATCTTCAAGCTGCATGAAAGGCATATTGTGTTTAGCTTGATGCAGTTGATAAGTCTTGTAGACTTTACCCAGAAGATCCTCAGTGTAAAAAATCATTAGTAACTCCATACGTGTGGCCTTGGTCTACCTTCAGAATCAGGTAGGTCATCTAGGTGTATAAATCGTACCCCTCCTTTCTGACTTACCCCTATCCCTGTGAAACCTGCCTCTAGAGCGCCCTGTAAGAGCCTGTAAGCGTTTTTATGGGATACCGCTATATCTACAGCCCTTCCTGATGCATGTGCGCCAGCGGCCTTTTTACGAGCTTCTATGGGGTGGTCTGGGCAACGGTAGGCAGAAGTGATAGGAAAAGGGAAGCCCATCTTGTCTCGTAGCTTATCTATCTTCTGCATGAATGCAGGATCAATACCCTGTTCTTCACAGTGTTTACATTCTAGTTCTTTCTCTGAAAAATATTTGTACATATGTATCCCTATTAGAAGTAGCAGCGGTATCGTTGCAAAAAAAAATATCTAGCCATTTCTCTTCAAGGCTCTAAGAACCTTGCCACCTTTGGAGAAAAGAAAATCTTTCCTGTCTCCTTTTATTGCATTCTTAACTAGAACCAAAGGCCCCACTTGAATAGCCTCTTCACCTCCTATTACAGGATCTCCTGTTCTCCTATCAAAAAAGTAAGAATGTTTCATAGGGTTGAATCCAACTTGAGTCCATTCAGGGTCTTTTAGATATTTTTTAGCCAAAGAAAAGTTCTCTTCATCTGTCCTATTAACAAGGTTTCCACCTATTCTTGCAAAAGGTTTTTTGTCGTATTGCTTTTTCAAAGCAGCAATTTGTTTTTTACCTTCAGGTGTAGTGGCATCAATTAGTTTACCTTTGGACATATCCCCTGTTCTAAAACCTGTTCTTAATGCACCCTGTTCTGCAAGACGATCTATTTCTGCTTTCATTTTGTCGCCTTCTCTTATATCCAGAGAAGCTTTCTGCTTGCTAGGACTCATTGTTAAATCAACATTTGTTATGGAAACTGTTCCTCTATGAGAAGTAACTCCTCCTTTAGTCTCGTCGTGTATAGTAGGAACCCAAGCACTATCTTTTTTCCTTAGATATGCGGGAATATCTAATCGTATTCCAACTTGTCTTCCTTCAGGTATCTCTACATTTATCTTCTTCTTTTTATCTGACGCTAAAGCTTTAAACATTTCGTCATAAGTAGCAGGAGCAGGTATATCTTCGTAAGGAGCTATTGTATCGTCAACATCAGTACTGCTAACCTTAGTAGGTTTAGGACTGCTTACAGTCTCTTTGAACATCTCAGGAGTCTCACCCTTATTGATAGCAGATGTTAAATCATCAAACTCTTTAGTAAGTTCTTCTGTACTACGTTGAGGAGTATCATCCATGAAACCTCTAGTTGCTTTAGATACCTGCCTAGCAACAAGACTACCTAGACCAAATCCTAGCCTACGCAGAGGATCTACTTCTCCACCACCTACAAAGCCCAGCCTACGCAGAGGATCTTCCTCATCTACAAAAGCTGTACCTGCTTGTTGATCGTAGGGCATACCTGTCATCTTATCTATGCGCTGATCAGGCTCTTCAGGTGCATTAGGTACATTTTCTATGATGCCACCCTTTGCTCTGTTGGGTCTGTCTTCTGGCATATCAAAACCAAGACGCTCTCCGTACCCTATGATTTCTCTTCCAAAAGGAACTACTCTAGCAACATCTGATACGGCTCCTTCATAGTCCTCTGCTTCTACATTCCTTTGAACTTGGAACAGAGTATTTACAAAGTTTTCAGCATAAGAAGCTGAAGGTGTTAAGCCTGAAACAAATTGTCCTCTTTTCCCTGACTCAATAGTTCTAAATAATTTATCAATCTGCCAAGGTAAGTAGTTACCTGATAGCTCCATTGATTTCTTTGCAAATTGTGTATAGCCTTCGTAAGTATCACTGTACTTGGGTTCGTCTGGATTGTAGCTAGGACTAGTGAACTCTCTTAAACCTTGTACTCCTCCATATACACCAGTAAGAAGTAATGCTCTAAGAGCCAAGGCAGCATCTCCATTCTCTACACGTTCAATCAAACTATTAGTCTGTGATGTTTTAGCTTGCGCCCAGCTAAGGAATTGTCCTAGTGATCTAATGTAAGGATTTTTACTTTGAGTAAACAGTAGACGATTGCCTACCATAGGTACAATAGCATCTCTATCTGTTTGCTTTTGCCCTACTCTATCAAGAATAACTCTACCATCATCTGAATTAAAAGCTGCTTGTACAGTCTTGTACTTCTTCAAAGTTGTTAAATCAGAAGCAGACAACCCTAGTGTTTCCATTTCTTTCTTAACACCCGAACTTAGCTTTGACTTCTTAGAGATAGCGTAAGCTCTGTTGACACCTGTATCGTATGCAAAGCCTCTAGCTGCTCTAGTCAATGGAGCAAGACCCACAAGATTAAAGAATCCTTTATTAAACTGTCCTAAATTATGATGAAAGTTATTTAAAGGATCTCCACCTTGAGTCATTAATGCTGTGTACTCTCTTTCCCATCCTAGATCATATTTAAAATTAGCTTGCTTAGAGAAAGAGGGAGTCTTCCCTGCTTTTTGTACTAATGCTTTAGATGCAGCACCAAAGCCACTATTCTGGAATGGTTGAATAAGATCACCCAACGATGAAATAGTAACCCTTGTTAAATAGGTAGAGTTGGCTAGGGTAGTTAGTAGGGGAAGTACAGTCTGACCTACTATCCCTGCTTTGTCTGCTCCATAAGTGCCCCAGAATGTGTCTATAGTGTCGTAAAGATACTTCTTGTAATCTTCTCCAAACTGTCTTTTGTCAGTACCAGCCGCTTCAAAAGCTTCATCTACTTTACCTAACATAAAATCAAGAAGCTCGCCTTGTGCGCCGAAGGTTCTAGCAAACTCTCTTCCCTTTATTGTTCTATCTGCATATGTAGCAAATACTTCTTGAGCGTCTAAATTTATGTAGCCCTGTTCTGCTAAAAACTTTCTAGCAGCAGGGTCTTGTATAAGACGGTGCTTTTCAAAGTGATCTTCTAAAGGTCTGAACTTTCCTTGACTAAAAAAGTTATCTCTAGTTATTTGTACTTTGCCTTCGTACTTCTTGACTCCCGTCATAGCCTCAAATATTTTATTAACTTTTTTGTTTAAGTCAGCTTCTTTAATTTTAGGACTCTGTATTCTTACTGCTTTTAAGAGTGCTTGTCTAAACGCTTCTTCATTCCCACGTATAGCGTCCATATTGTAAAGCTGTGCCATACCATAGTTATCACCAAGATCAGAAAACTTAATTCCAACGGCTTTTACACTATCAGCAAGCTCATCTCGTTGTTTAGCAAGTAAAGGAGCAAGCCTACGAGCCTCTGCTATTTGGCTCTCAGTTAAAGGATCTAATGAACCATCAATACCTCTGTAGCCTACTTTAATTTTATTTAAATCAAATCCATTTATAATCTGTCCTGTAAGCTTTCTGATGTTTAAATCTTCAGAAGCTTCACCTAAAGTGTCTACTACTTGACCTATAAACTTTCTAGTCTCTCTACTGACTCTAGCTTCAACAGAGTCAGTGCCAGAGCCGGGACGCTGTAGTAGCATGTTGCCTAGTATCTTAGCGTACCCTCCCATAGCATCTAGCTTAGTAGCAATAGTTCCTGCACTGTGCATCTTTACAAGCGTTCTTATGTTTCTACCAGCACCCTCGTCTATCATCATGGCACCGTCTGCTTTCTGTACAGCCGTAAGATTCGATTTTCTTAAATTACTGTGATACCTTCCTGTTATTGCACCAGCAATCATTAGACCAAGAGTAAGCCCATCATCGTCTTCATCGCCAATAATTCCGCTTGCTGCAAAACCACCTAAAGCACCCACTATAGGTCTAGTTCCTTCATAGAGTATTTTAGACATTAAACTATTAGTAAGTTCTCCTGATGAATTTAGTTCTTCAAGAATAGCACCACTAGAGTCTGTTTTAGTTAACATGACATCTAGTTGAGTATCAAAGTATTTCTTCTGTGCAAGCTGTAAATTGTTTTGTGCCTGTGCAAGTTGCCTTTCTAGTTCAGGCTTGTCAGCTTTCTTTGCTTTTCCAACTTTTGAACTTAACGCAGCAACTACACGTTTAGCTTCTACAATAGGCTGAGTAACGTAAGACAAAGGAGGATTTTTTGTTCTTGATTGTTCTATAGTCTCCTGCTTAACTACTTTTGCAGTTGCTCTCTGCAAAGCTTCTACTTCAG